GCTGCAGCCGCTGCCGCTGCTGCAGAAGCTGCAAGGGCTGCAGAAGAAGCTTCTATGTTACATTCTTCCAATGGTAATAATAATGCTGCTATGTCCGCTGCTGCTGCTGCGAATGCCGCAAGAGCAAATGCAAATGCTAGAGCTGCTGCTAAGAAGGCCAATGAGAATGCCAGAGCTGCTGCTAATGCTAAAGCTGCATTAATAAAAAAAGCTCAGAATCAAATACCTAATATTAAGAAGGCAACAAATTTTATTACAGAATATGAGGGACTTTCAAATAATGATAAAAAACAATTAGATCCTATTAATCATGAAAAGTATAGTGTCGCAAAAGAAATGTTATCTAAGAATCCTGCTTCAGCTGCTGCTAAGAAAGCCATTGAGAATGCTAAGAAAGCCGCGGCGGCTGCAGAAGCTGCAAGGGCTGCTAAGGCCGATGCAGGATCTGGTTCTATGCCAACGATAAATGAAAGTAAAATAGTAAGAGTTCCTCCACGACCAAAGAGGGCTGTCCCTGCACCCCCTAGAATAGGAAGTCGCACAGATTTAAGTAATGGTGAAGGACCTATAGGAAGAGGCAAGCCGACTAAAATATATAGCTTAAAAGTAAAACATGGTAAATTAATTGGCGATATTGAAAAGTTAGAGCATGGTAAGAGTATATCAAATAATGACAAAAAGCAACTTGAACAAAAGAAAAAAGAAAAAGAAAATATCGAAAAAGAACTATATGAACTAGGAGTTTCTATGGCTGGAGGCACACGCAAAAACCGCAAAAATCGTAGAAACACACGTAGAAATACAAGGACCTCAAGAAGGTAAGGAACCCAAAGGAAATAAAAGATAAACAGATAGAATGTCGGTTTCACGTTTCTTTGAAAAACACTTTCATCAGACACCTGGTCAATCTGAACAGACGCCTGTTGAACCTCAACCTCAAGCTACACGTGTATTTACACCCATAGTCGACAACTCGACACAAAAGGATATCTTTCATATCTTCACCGACGGTGCCTGCACGAATAACGGCACCAAGGCGGCCAAAGGTGGATACGGTGTCCATTTCTTCTCAAGCCCCGATCGCAGCCTCGATCTTGCTGAAGCCCTCCTAGCCTCCGAGCCACAGACCAATAACCGCGGTGAGCTCCGTGCCATTCAGGCAGCAATTGACTTTGTCGAGACAAACAAAGAGGAACTCTACAGCAAGTTCAACACAATCACGGTATGGTCTGATTCAGAATATAGTATTAATTGTCTTACAAAGTGGCTGCCCAAATGGAGAAAGTCCGGATGGGTAAAGAGTGACGGCAAGGAAATCCAGAATCTGGATTTAATTCGCAGTATATCTGACCAGTTACAGCGTAATCCAAAGGTCATGCTCCAACACGTAAGAGCCCACCAAGTCGGAAAAGAACATCTCTTTCCATGGTCAGGCAATCATATTGCTGATGAACTCGCTCGTAAGGGTGTTAATAAACCAAAAAGATTTCAAAACTCTCAGTAAATGTTCATCTACATTGTGATCGAAAATGGCGATCCATATACTGATGCATATTTACGATATGAGGATGCTGTTGCTGCTGTCAAAGTCAAGTATAGAGAGGAGATCGAAAAAGAGTTGAAGTGGCTAGACGAAAATCCTGGATATGACGGCTGTAACGAAGTCGATGTCCCTGAGAAACAAGATGGACCAACATGGTTATATATTGAAAAAGGTATTCATATCTTTATTTATAAATACAAGATTTAATACCTGGCCTTCTCAGCCGCCGACAGAGAACGCCACTTCTCACCGAGCTTCTTGCCCACCTGCGTGAACTCGATGCCAGGGTTCTCCTTCATGATATTCGGACGCTGCTCCTTGGAGAACTTCATGAAGCCGCTCAGCTTCTTCTTGCCACCCTCCTGCTTTCTCGTTGCATTCTTGCCCTTCTTGCCACCGAACTGGCTGTTGTTGTTAGGCACGTTGTTTTGATAGGAATTAACGCTAGCAACGTTGTTATTCGCAGCAGCCGCACCCGCAGCACATGTCACACGGAGTTCATCACCAGCCTCTAGAACAAAGTTGTGAACGACCATTCTACTCATGGCCAATAAATTTGAAACGCTGCCTGGCCAAACCACAAAGCAAAATGGCCGCACAACCCACAAAGTCATCTCACCAGGGCCTCCTGGAGGCCTTCCTTGAGGACCCAAACACCATGCGTCTTCAGCAATCCGACAAGATGCACAGCTTTCATGTTGCCCTCTTAGTCTGCCGTGGTAAGATTCTCGAGGTCGCCTCCAACCGTATCGGAAGTCGGTCTCGTGGTTCAGGATATGGTCATTATACAATCTGTGCAGAACGCAACGTCATCAAGCAACTCGGAAACCTTCAACTCTTGAAGGGTTGCGATTTGTTCATTATGAAGATCCATGAACACAAGGAGACCGGAGAGAGAACCTTCTGTTATTCGCGGCCCTGTCATTTCTGTGAAGTGTTTCTCAGCAAGTGTCAGCGAGAGTATGGCCTCAAGAACATCTACTACACAGAGTTCTCCAGTGATCCCGTTGCAGTCAATAACCATTACACCAAGAAGTGTTCCAGCAGAAAGTCTGCTGACTCTAAAGCTCCCTCCATCCACGCTTGTCTTAGGGACAAGCTCTCGCCGCAGCAGTAAACACCAGGAAACCTATCAGGAAACGGATAATGAGCTTTTTTTGATTCCTCGGCAGGGTTGTAAGAACCAGGAAGCCAATAGGTGCACCCTGAGGTCCACGGATGTCTCTTAAAATAGATCGGGTCAGGAATATCCACGTCAGGAACAAGGTCACGAAGTTGGTTCGTTAAAAAGTGGCGAAGAACTCCATCTGACATTTCCATGAGTTTCCTGGCATCCTGAGACTCCGTGTAAGAAATCATTGCCACATTCTCCGTCATTGGAATGAAATACCGAAGAGGTTCTGCAGTGACAAAGCGTTCAATACCCTTGAGACACGGCTTATCAAACACAGCATAGCATCGTAACAGTGGCTCCATCTTCAGGAGTTTTACGAACGGAGCATCCTTGAAGGCTGGGAGGGTTCGCAAGGCATCGGCGTGTAGAGCAAGAACAACCTTGGGTGCTTCCCAGATGACTTTACCATGCGGCGTCTTTGAAATCACAAGAGTCTTTGTGGCCGAACGTTGGAGATCCTGGACATCCTGCTTGGCAAAGATGAATCCTCCTCTCTTTTTGAATTCATTGACCATTCCATGCACGAGCGATGAGAGACCTGTCTTTACAACCGTGAAATTACTTTTAGAGGACATCTCATTCTTAAAGGACTGAATCGCGAGATCTGCCCTTAGAGTTTCAACTTCTGCCCTATACGGAAAGGCCTCGAACAGAGTTTTGGCACGTTTAGGCCCCAGGAGTTGGATCGAGAGTTCCAGCAGTGTGTGGTTGGCCAGGAGTTCTGGTTCGAGTTTCTCTAACATCGGAAGTAGGAACTCTAGAGATTCCGAAAACGGATTTTCTCTGATCTCATCTCCTGCCTTCGGAATCCAGAGTTGTGTCTTACTGAGGCTGATCGTATCAAGCTTATACTGTTTCAAGAGGGCATGAACCTTTGTATGACTGTCAGCAATGCGACCTGCTCCATTCTCCCAATGATAGGTCTTTGAACCGACCTCAGCTGAATAGCTTACAACACGACCCCCGAGATAATTGTATTTCTCGAGAATCACCACTTTTTGTTTAGGATTCTTTTTCAGGACTTCAATGCCACACCGAAGTCCTGAGATACCTGCTCCAACGATTATAAGATCCGCCTGCATACTATCTCACTATACGAACTTTTTTAACCACTCCATAACGGCCTCTGTGTTTGAACTACCGAGAGTTCCGACGACCGACTTGTCTTTGATGACCAAGAAGGTCGGTATGGACTTAATACCACAGAATCCCGCCGTATAATCATTCTCATCAATATCACATTTGAGCCAGAAAGCCATGGGAGCAGCTGATACAACCTTCGCTACATCGAGACGCTTACATGCTCCGCACCACTTGGCTGTGAAATACACGACACAAAAGCCAGGAACAGGATCATTTGAAGGAACACGACCAATTAGAATCTCAAACTGTTCTTGGGTTTGGAGGGATGTCAGAGCCATTCTCTTCAGTAAGAAGAGTCTTTCTTAAGACTGATGCTCCTACTCCACCAAGAGCAAGCAGAAGAAGACCCCCAAGGAAGAAGGCATCGCTGGGCCCTGCACCCTCGGGCCCTGCAAGAGAACCACCTGTCTGTGCAGTCTTCAAGGCCGCCTCCTTGAGTTTCTCAGGATCCGTGAAGGCTGCGACCTTGTTGGCTGCCTTTACAGCAATCGCAGGAGCCTTCTCAGCAAGAGCCGCAACACCCTTTCCTGCCGTCACAACAGCCTTCGCAGTCTTTTCAATCGGAGGAATCACCTGACACTTGGCTGTGTCGATAATCTCCATCGGGTCCTTAATACCAAGGAGTTTCATAATTGGTTTCACAAAGGATGAATACATGTCAGTCGGTTCCACCTTTGACCTCGCCTCAATTGCCTTTGCAAGTGCCTTCGGTTCCATGATGTTCGGCGAGAATCCAGTCTTGTCAATGAATGACGTGAGAGGAAACATGCGAGGCACACCCTTTTCATAGATCTCTGTCGGCTTCGTCATAAGAACATACAGCTCAAAGAGTCCCTCAAGCCAAAAGACTGCTATGAATACAAGACCCAGAAAAGGTATCAAAGAAAACATAGCCTTTAAGGCACCACCATTGGTATCACCTGCAATGAAACTACTGATGCCAAACGGCACAAGGATGGTGCTCAAATACAAAATAAAATAGAGAACCTGTGAATATCCAGCCTTTGCGGGTCCAAGAGTATCCTTCTCATCGCCGACGATTCCACTAAAGTAATTAAATCCAAGGCCCTTCGCTCCAGTCATAGGAACACTCAGACCAAAATGCTTCACATAATGTTTATCATTGACTGCCTGGAGAATATCATAGAAATACCATAGGCCCAGTGTAAAGATATTAAAGATACCTTTTTTGAAAGCCGTAGAAGGTGATTTGAAAAGCAAATGGTCAATACCAAAGAATCCTGTTAATGGAAAGACTGTAAAGAGAAGGAAAACCCAATAGGGAAGGACAGTGCCCTCCCAATAGTCCCCATGGGTTGTATCTGTTGCCACCATGCCTCTTGCTATTGAAGGCGGCTCTTAAATCGTAAAGAGTAGACCGCCAAAGCCATCCACAACACGCAAAACATTGTGATTCGTTGCATAGACACGGGCCGAACAGTTTCCTCTGGCAGGGTTGGTCGTTTGATTCAATGTAAGCTGCCAGATAATATTATCAATGCGGCTTGCGTTCATGGAACCCGTAGGCTGCAGTTCCTCAGGTCTCAACGCAAAACTGTAGAGATAGAGATAATCTTCATTAGGAATGACAGTGTGACGCTGCCACGGCTGGACAAGACGGAAGTAACCAGCATCTCTCTCTTGAAAGCGATCCTGGCCATCGAGCTGAAGAACTGCCGATGTTAACAAATCCGTTCTTTGACCAGCCTCCGAGATTGCAAGGCTGCTGTAATTAAACCATTCGTGATAGGATTCCATGACATTCTTTTGAAGAATAAAGATGAATTCGCGAATTGGGTGATTAAACTCTACACGAACAGGTATCGTATTAATACTCGGATTTAGACCAATTGAAGGCGTATACTGAACCTGCTCGATGAGGTATTCATGTGAATTGGCTACGAAGCGACGACGCTCCTCGATATCGAGAAAAACATAATCACCCCACATCTGCATATCCGTTATGCTTACAGGATTTACAGTTGTGCTATCACAATTTGCAACGAGTTTGTCGGAATAAAAGAGTTGCTGGAGCGGTCTCAGAGTGAGATTGATACGAACAGGGTGATACTGAAGGGCTAATAGAGGTAAACTAAGTCCGGGATTTTTACAAAACCAGAACCGAAACGGAATATAGAGTTTCAGAGGTCCATAGAGTGTCGGTGGGACATATCCATCGACCTTGCCGATCATATCATAAAAGCCAAAACGTGTCTCCTCCGTTGTCGTTAGATTAGACCAGATTTCCATCCATTCGCCAGTCTGCTTGTCGATTTCCTGCTCACCAATCTCAATTGATATTTCTTGTATCAGAGAATGGCCGATAGCATTTACATAAGAAGCAGGTGATTGATCCGATGACAATTTCAATGCTGGTAATGTAACTTCTAGAATTATTTGGCCAAGTAAGTCTCCGCGACGTGGAACAAGACATGTAATTCGTTTTCCAAAATCAGGAGTTCCGTCAAAATACATAGGCATAGATTCAATTGCAAAATTCGTATACCGCCGATAGACCATTTTAAACCATGTAATTTGAGGATTTCCTGTTAAGAAAACATCCTGTTTTCCTCTGGCGACAAGTTGTAAAAGACCACCTCCGCCTGTCATCTATACGGACTCCGTCTTTTTTAGTAATAAGATTCTGCCGTAAAGGAGTAGAATGGCGTCATCTCGTCGGACGTATGATACCGACACAATAACAGTTAGAACTATTTTTGCTAAAACACTTGCTAACTCAAACATTCCTGCTCTGAGTGCTCTACTGACAGATGGCCGAGGTGGGACATTTTGGGCAGGCCCTTCTAGTTTTGGTCTAACTACAGGCTTTAATCAGATCAATACATCTGCTGGAAACTATACGGCTGATTTGAGTTATAATATATTTAATCTATTTTCTGGGGCAGGCATTGGAATGGACGATGGATATCCAGCTTTAAATACAACAAGAATCTTTTCAAAGGCATATCAAACAATTGATGTAAGTGGTGGAAATTTATTAAATGCCTATTCTAATGGTTATCTAAATCCTACACTTAGAATCGCAGCTGAAGGAGATATTCAGATTCGTTCCGACCCAACAAACAACACGTTTTATATTCATGGCCCGATGACTGTGAATACTGTATCAACGGGCATTTATGGATTTAGTCAGCTGTTAGCAATTCCTTCACTTTCAACGCCTATTTCAAATGCAAACCAGCAATTCGGATATTATTTAACGGCGACATCTCCATCCACTGTTCTCACCTTTGCAGGTATTAATGACATACAGCTGAGCACGAACGTGACAACAAATACAGTATTTATGAGCATTAGTTCTTTTACGAGCAAGGGGTATCAAGCCTTGAGCGGAGAGATCTTTGCTTCATATGGCAGAATAACAAGCACTGTCAGCACGAATTATGTGCCTTATCCCGTATTTAAATCGTCCGTGAGCAGTTTGTCGACAAGCTATGGTGGAATTTCCAATGTTCTCTTCTCAACACTCACATGGTTGGCGATCTCAACAGGTGTGGAATTCTACACACTCACGGGTTTGATTAACGCCCGTGCTACAATTATTCAGTTACTTGACTATCAAGCAAACGACGCTATAAACCAAACAAGCAGCATTAAGGGACTTGGAACAGTTGGATATCTTTCATCTCCTGTTCTAAATATTAGTTCAGTAAGTTCTATCAATGTAAACGGCCCTGGTGTTTTTTCTACCGTCATGATTTGGGGCGGAGGAGCGTATCCCTTATCAACAAACTCTGCGTTTGATCTAACAGTTTTGGGTGCAGGAACTGTTGGGCGTATTGGAGGAACCTCATGGACAACCATTTCCGATTCGCGTATCAAAACAAACGTTGTTGAAGCAGATTATGAAATGTGTTACAATGACATCAAAAATATTCCTCTTCATCGTTTTACCTATATTTCTTCTTTCTTTAATACCTTCAATGTGCCTGATAAAAATGTTCTTGGATTTATTGCCCAGGAAGTCAGCACTGTTCAGCCAAAATCAGTAACGATAAATCCTATTCTAGGAATCAATGATACAATGTGGTTGAATACAGATCAAATTAATATGAGTCTTTATGGTGCTGTAAAGAAACTGATTACTGATAAAGAGGCAGCTGAATCAACAATTATAGGACAAGGAATACAACTCCTAACTCTTCAATCGACTGTTTATGGCTGTTTAACTTCTCGTATTTGAACTAGAATGAGTGCTTGTCCACCTACCAATATAGGACCAGGAGCAACCTCCAGAAAAACATACGACACTGACTCATTAGTCATGCGTCGTATCTTTGCATATGATCCAATGACTAATTCGCCCGTTTCGACGAATTACATTTTATCTGGTGATACCAAAGGTGCTGCTCATTTTAAGAGTCCTCTCGAAGTGCTGAGCACATTTGGATGGGTGAATCTCCCGGATCAGATTTTGAGCACACAAATACTAACTGTTTCATCGGTGAGCAGTATGTATGGATATCTCGCATCCACAGTCTCCTTTTTTCAGCCCTATTATCCTAGTTCGCAACAAATTTTCTTGCCAAGCACTGTCAATGGTCTCGGAACCATGGGATACATTAGTTCAACCCAGCTTACTAGCAGTCTTATTGGATTGGCTACTCTTGGATATGTTTCATCAACACAGCTTGTAAGCTCTTTGCAGGGCCTTGGATCTATAGGATATGTAAGTTCAACTCAACTTACAAGCACGTCAAGAGGTTTAGGACTTCTAGGCTATGTCAGTTCAACCCAACTAACAAGCACTATTCAAGGACTCGGAACTATCGGATATCTTTCTTCGGGTATTATCCTGACTCCTATTAACAGCACAGTTGTTGGCCTTGGAACTTCAGGATTTATTTCTTCAACTCAGTTGTTTAGCACTGTGCAGGGGCTCGGTTCTGCAGGATATATTTCAACAGTTAACTATACAAGCACTATAGCAGGCCTTGGTTCTTCAGGATATATATCTTCTACACAACTTCTTAGCACCATTGCCACTTTAGGAAATTTAGGTTATGTATCCTCTACACAACTTCTTAGCACAGTGACAGGATTAGGAACTGCGGGATATATTTCATCAGCATCCCTTTATTCAACAGTTGCAGGAAGTGCAGTCTTATTTGCCTCTACAACAGCGGGTCTTGGTAATGCAAACTATGTCTCGTCGACACAGCTTAGAAGCACTGTAGTAGGTCTTGGAACTGTGGGATTTCTAAGCTCGCCTGTCTTTTTGTATCTAAGCACGGTCAACATAAGTTCCGCGACAATTGTTACCTCTACAATCAGCACATTCGCTATCAATGCTACACAGGTAACGATTGGATCTAACCAGTTTCCTTTCTTTTTTACTTCGAGTGTCCAGGGACTTGGATCAGCATCGTATGTTTCCTCAACACAATTAACTAGTAGTCTATTTGGACTTACCAATCTCGGTTATGTTTCATCGTCACAACTCACAAGCTCACTACAAGGTCTAAGTATTTTGGGTTATGTTTCATCTACCCAGATCACAAGCACAATACAAGGATTAGGACTCATAGGCTATGTTTCATCTACCCAGGTCACAAGTAGTATTACTGGTTTAGCAACAGTTGGTTATGTTTCGTCATCACAGCTCTATAGCACTCTAGCAGGGCTTGCATCCTATGGATTTATCAGCACATTACAGTTGACTAGTAGCATTACAGGCCTTGCTTCATCAGGATATATTAGCTCAACACAGTTGACTAGTAGCATTGCAGGACTTGCGAGTTCAGGATATGTCAGTTCAACGCAGTTGACAAGCACTTTTGCAGGCCTTGCAACAGGAGGCTATGTAAGCTCAACACAGATGGTTAGTAGCATAACAGGCTTAGCAACGACTGGATATGTCAGCTCAACACAGCTTTTCAGTTCCGTTGCAAACTTTGTCAGTATTCGATCAACCTTCAATAATAATATTCCAGGAAACTGGTCAAATATAAACTTCCTGTATCAGAATTTGACTGCAGGGGCTTCTACAAATATCATGCAGTTTGATATGGGTTCGACGTTTAGAACTAAAATGGTCTCAGGAGCGGCAAATTGTAAACTCGATATTGAAACAAAGATAAATCTGCAGTTCTCTTATTATGACACAAACTCAAGAGACTATCAGTTTAATACCTTTTTAGTCAGAGGACCTAACTTTGTCACATCCAATATTATCGCACAAGAATGCATGAACTATTATATTCTCAATACAAATCCGATCAATCTACCCTTTTTCTTCCAAGAAAAAAATAGATTCATTATTACCGATTCAAATACACTCTCCAGTCTCAAGTTCTGGCCCGCATACAGCACACTCAGTGTATACAACACCTTTGGACCCAACGTGCCTGCGACCAATCAGCTGTTCGCATCACCCGCGTCGACTGCGTGTGTGTCTGTTGTGTTGGATAATTTACCTACACCTTAATCACTGCTGCTTATTCTTGATTGGTGCAAGAACCAACTTGACTTCACCGAGATTTGCGACCGTGTAACGGAGGATCAAGGGGTAATCATTCTTGAGATAAAGCTCAATCGACGGGCACAATGACGTGCACTTCGTAAACAGCACAAGGTGCTTGAGCTGGAAGAGACCCTGGACAATCTCATTCGTTGTCGTGTTCTTCTGGACCTTCACCGTGCTGTTATTCTCACTGATGATCGTCTCCTGCTCAGCGAAATCACCCATACACTTGAAGATTAGATCCGAGCCTGAGGATGTAATCTCCACGTCAAGCTTCTCACCTAGTGCATTCATATCGCGGCAGATCTTCTGGACATCCGCGGACGGCAAATGGATGATCGACGGAAAGTTGAGATTGGGAATCTGGATATCCTCTACATCCGTGTCAAACAACTTCAGAAAGTAGTTCGTCACCGTTGACTTCTCAGAGTTCTCCATACGAATTCCGAGCTTGTTCGGATTGGACGCAGGAAGATAGAGCGTAAGAGAATCATTATTGCCCATAGTCTTTATGAGCTTGAAGAGATAGATCATGTTAACACCGAGAACATACTTCTGGGGGCAGTAGTATGACTCAAAACGGTCAGCATGGAGTCTCAAATAGACAAGAACCGTGTGCGTCTCGTCAACGGCCATCACCTTAAGTCCCTGGGAGTCAAACTCAAGATTGGCTTCCGTTAAGATTTCTTTGAGAGCCTCTATCAATGTCCGGAAGGCTCCAGCCTGGACCGTTTTGATCTCAAACAAATTTCCATTGGTATTTGGTCTCCCCGTAGATGCCATGTTAATGAATTGGGTATTCTGCTTTAGACGGAAGAGTCTCGGGGGGCCCGTTTGGCCGCTGTCGCAGCCTTCTTTGCTGCATAGTTGCGAAGGAACTGCTCCATGCTGTTCTCACGTCCATTCTTGACCATGCGGGCAAACTGTAGTGTCTGAGCAGCACTCGGTCCAGCAGCACCCCGAGGTCCAACTGACATCAGGCGTGCCTTTGCTGTCTCCTTGTTTGCGTTGCGGACAGGGCTTCTCTTTCTTGTTGTTGCTGTTGCTGCAGCAGAGGCAGGGGTAGCCGCAACAGCCGTCGCATTATTCAGACCCAAGCGTCTCGTCTCAACAAGTCTACGCTTATTCTCAGCTGTGGGTTTCGCAATGCCCTGCGTCTTCAAATTGGCATTTGCCTGTCTATACGCAGTCCAATATTCATTCCTTGTCATCTTGCGTCTTGTAGCCGCAGCAATAGGTCTTGCAGCAGTAAACGCCCTGGCAACCTCATTCGATGAAGGAGGGCTTTGTCTCCTGGCTTGAGTCGCAGCGATAACATCGCTGTCAGGAAGTCCAAATGACTTCAGAAACTCCTGCTGCTTTCCAACATTCCTAGTCTGAAGAAGTTTGCCCAACGTCATGAAATTTCCAGGCCTTCTCTTCAACTCAGGATGCTTCTTCTTCAGATTACGCAGTGTGTTAACCGCCTGTCTGCGATACGGACTAAATCTGTTCTTATTCTTGCGTGTAGGAGAAGGAGGTGTTTCAGGAGAGTTAGGGGATTCGATAGGCCCATAACGATCAAAAAAGTTTCTGTCATTCAAGCCTCTGCGTCTCAGAGATGCAAGCGTGGTAAAATTACCCTTTGTTCTCTTGATGCCAGGGTGAGCCTTCTCAAACTGCTTGATCGTCTCAGCCGCTGCTCTCAACTGATTAGCCCATCCAACCTTGCGTGTCTTCTCAGTAGGACGAGGAGGTGAAGGAGGTGAACGAGGCTTACGCCGAGACATTAGCTTCTTATACTCTTTCATGGCAGCATTGCTGTTTTCCTGAGCCTGCCTTTTAAGATTACGTTGAAGTCTCGGTTCTCCTCTGGGAGCAGCCTTGGCAGCCTTGACAGCCTTACCCTTTACCTTTCGATCTCTAAACTCATCCAGAAACGCAGCAGCCACTCTTGAATCCTTACGCACATACGCAGCATACTTATTGACATTTACACCAGAAGGATTGCCGTATTGCTGTAGTTCAGCACGAGCACGTTCGCGATTGCGAGCCCAATCCTCCTTTTTGCCACCACCGTTTTTTGAAAACATTCTTCTACCCGTAAGTGCTGCAAGAGGAGCCAGGTAACGACCTCCATCCACAACACCCTGCATCACACTGGGGAAAAATCCACCAATTCTTGGTCTCAAAACAAGATCATTTTGGACCTGCAAATCAGAGCCTGCCGATGCAGACGGTTCTTTATACGAACTATCCACAAACGATAAAGGTTGCGCAGCCATTCTGTTTAGTCTAGATAAATCGTATAGGGCAACTAGTCAAAATTGAATCCCAAGGGTCCCCCCTTGCCCAGCAGAAAAATGACGTCCACTGCTGATCAGTATAAGCGTCTCACTCACCGTGACCACATTCTTGAGCTCCCAGATACCTATATTGGTTCTGTAGAGACTCATCAGGAGTTGCGATGGGTGTATGATTCTGAGAAGGGAAAGATGGTTCACAGGCAAGTGGCTTTTAATCCTGGCTTCTACAAGCTCTTTGATGAGATTGTAGTGAATGCGCGTGACGCCCTCGTCCGTTCTCAGAGTGATAAAACGAAGACACCCATCAAGCATATTGATGTGTCTGTTACAGTTTCAGAAACAGGATGCAAGATTGTTGTCGAGAACGACGGCGATGGTATTCCTGTTGAGGAGCACTCCGAGTATAAGGTCTACGCCCCTGAGCTGATCTTCGGTCATCTGCTCACCAGTGGAAACTACAACAAGGAGGAAGAGAAGATTGTGGGTGGCAAGAATGGATATGGTGCTAAGCTGGCAAATATCTTTAGTAAGTCATTCACAGTTGAGACTCGTGATCCGCGTAATGGTCTTTCCTACTCGCAGACCTGGAAGGATCACATGTCAACCTGCGGAAAGCCGAGTGTTCGCAAGGACAAGGCCACCAAGGGCTTTGTGAAGATTACGTTTGAGCCTGATCTGAGTCGTTTTCAGGGCCTCCAGATCGAGGAGATGACTTCCGTTCTCCAGACTCGTGCGTATGAACTTGCTGCTCTCGCTGGAAAGGATGTAAAGGTCTCATGGCAGGGCCAGGTCATTACAACCAACACCTTTGAGAAGTTCACGCACCTCTTCGTCAAGGATCAGGCCTCCATTGCCTTCGAGCAGTGCGGTGAGCGTTGGTCTATTGCGGCCGTTCTCACTCGGTCTCTCTTTGATGATGACGATACTCACGATGAACGCCATGTCTCCTTCGCAAACGGCGTCAATACTAAGAAGGGTGGTAAGCACGTAGAGACAGTCACACGCCACGTGCTGAATGACTTCTGCGAGATCGCCAAGAAGAAGAAGGTGGACGTCAAGCCGTCGCAGCTCAAGGATGCAGTTCTCTTCTTCGTAAACGCAACAATTGTAAATCCCTCCTTTGACTCACAGACAAAGGAATATCTCACCACGCCTGCGAACAAGTTTGGTTCCGTCTTCAAGTGCTCACCGAAGTTCTGCGAGACACTCGTCAAGATTGGTTTGCTCGAGGAGGCACAGAGCATCGTTGAGGCGAAGGCCGCAAAGGAGGCCAAGAAGACTGATGGTGCAAAGAAGAAGACCATTCGTGGAATTCCGAAGCTCGAGGATGCTCTTTGGGCGGGCACGAACAAGTCATCCGAGTGCACACTCATTCTGACAGAGGGAGATTCAGCTGCTACCTCCGCGATTTCAGGCCTCAAGGTTGTGGGACGCGAACGCTGGGGCGTCTTTCCTTTGAAGGGTAAGATGCTGAATGTAAAGGATATCAGTCAGCTCAAGTTCAACCAGAACGAGGAGCTCACTGCGATCAAGAAGATTGTTGGATTAGAGCAGGGCCGCAAGTATGTAACAACGAAGGATCTTCGTTATGGCCGCATCATGGTCATGGCAGATCAGGATTTGGATGGAGCCCACATCAAGGGTCTTCTGATGAATCTGTTTCACACGGAATGGCCCACACTTATGCAGATCAACTTCATCTGCTCTCTGGCTACGCCACTTCTAAAGGCTATGCGTCGTTCCGAGACACGTTCCTTCTACTCACAGCCCGAGTTTGATGCCTGGCATCAGGCGGCGGGCCCTGGATGGAAGCTCAAGTATTACAAGGGATTGGGCACGAGCACTCCTGCTGAGGCTCGTGAATGGTTCGAGAATCTACATGAAATCAAGTATACCTGGGACACGGAGACCGACGAGTCTATGTCTCTCGCATTCAGCAAGAAGCGATCCGATGATCGCAAGAAGTGGCTCGGCACCTATGATCCGAAGCGTATGGCCTCTGTCGATGCCCGTGGCTGTGTAGACTACACTAGCTTCGTTAACAATGAACTCATTCATTTCAGCAACGCAGACAATATTCGTTCTCTGCCTCACTTGATGGATGGTCTGAAGCCATCTCAGCGTAAGATCCTGTATGGTTGCTTGAAGCGCGGACTCAAGCAGGAGGTCCGTGTTGCTCAGCTTGCAGGATATGTTTCAGAACACGCAGCTTATCACCACGGTGAGGCGTCTCTGAACATGACAATTGTCGGCATGGCACAGACCTTTGTTGGATCGAACAACATCAATCTTCTTGTTCCCATTGGACAGTTTGGATCTCGTCTTCTCGGTGGTAAGGATTCAGCTTCTGCTCGATACATTCACACGCACTTGGAGCAGATTGTTGATGTTCTCTTTCACAAGGAGGATCTACCAATTCTAAAGTATACCGAAGATGATGGTGTTCCTGTTGAGCCTGAGAACTATCTGCCTGTTGTCCCTCTGCTAGCGATCAATGGCTCAGTAGGTATCGGCACTGGATTCAGCACGGACATTCCTCCTCACAATCCTTCTGAAGTTGTAACGCTGATTGAGCAGCGTATTCGTGGTGAGCGAAAGTCTCTAAGTGGTTTGTCACTAAAACCCTGGTGGTATGGCTTCAAGGGCCCTGTTCTTCCTAACGGCGAAGATACCTGGATCACGAAGGGCCTCTACACGCTTGATGACACAAAGCGGACGGTAACGATTTCAGAGTTGCCTGTCGGAACCTGGACCAAGGACTACAAGGTCTTTCTAGATTCGATGTGCGTCGATGACAAGTCAGTCATGAAGTCATTTGATGATCTCTATGATGACGACACAGTTCGCTTTGTCCTTTACATGGAGAATGATTACTATGAGGACATCAAGGCTGACATGGCCGAGTTCGAGAAGCGATTCAAGCTGACTACGTCATGGAAGCTCTCGAACATGACGTGTTTCGATGCAGAGATGAAGATTGTAAAGTTCTCGACAGTGGGTGATATCCTAGAGGCGTATTATGTGCCGCGTCTCGTTGCGTATGAGACGAGGAGGGTGCGAGAGATGGAGCGTTTGGAGAAGGATGCTCTGGAGGCTGATGCGAAGGCGAGGTTTCTCCGAGCAGTCCTTGAGGGATCCTTGGATCTCCGGAAGGCTACAGATGAGGAGATCGTGGATGCGATGGTCAAGCATTCATTGCCTCCGATCTCCGATCCCGAGTTTCCTGACACGGTTGATGCGTATGAATATTTGTTGAAGCTGCGTATGGATCGCGTGAAGGCTTCGGCAATCAAGGATGCAGAGGATTCTGTTCTCAAGGCTCGAATGGCCTACGAGTTGCTTCGAGACACCACAGCTTCTGCTCTCTGGCTTGAGGACCTACAGGCATTCAAGGCAGCATGGGAGACTATGCAGAAGACAAGGGAGAAGGCTGGCACTACGGGGCCCAAGAAGAAGCCCACTAAACGAACTGGTTAAACGGCAGTGACTTGGATCCTGCGCGACTGAGATTCTGTGGTTGAGCCATCGGCACAGGTAAATTACTGATATCCTTTAAATAATAATGATAATGATCCACGGCCGACAGAATGTGAGGGGCTGACCAGTTTACGACAAGTTGATTGAGTTCTGCAACTTGGTCAGGAATACCAAACGGCAGGTTCTTCGCATACTGGTAATAAATAGCACGCATGATTATTTTTAATTCATCTACGGACTGATCATCAATTACATAGCCTTTCGGTTGGCTCTTATCAAAGACATATCGACGAATACTATTTTGAACAACTCGTATATTCTCCGGGCTGAAAAAGGCCTTACTTACCGGCGTAGTTTCCCAGTTGCCGCGTAACATATCGGTCTCAAATCCCTTCTCGACTGTTGTTTGATGCTGAAATCCGGGGAAGCTAGAAGAGAGTTGACCACCGGCACTGGGTCTCTCTTCAAGATTCACACGGCCGTTCTGGCCCTTGTAACTGTCCGGATTTGTTAAGGGCAGTTCAAAGTCGGCAAAGTTTGTATTAGTGTTCATTGTCTCTGACTGGAGTCCCTGAAAATATTTTCTAATCAAGGAGTATAGAATCAAATGACCTCCATTCCCTACGGCCTTAAGTCAATCCCTGCCGATGCTCGCAACTTCATCCCTGTCTCATCGCTCGCCTACCCTGGCGGCATCAACTCCCTCAACACCACGACGGGCACCCTCTCCACGGCTGCCTGGTCTGGTCAGTGCAACGCTGGCTTCTTCTCAGGCCAGGGCTCCAAGTACACGTCCTCCATCAACGGCCCTGGCGCGGGCAAGCTCCGTGACCTCGGCAAGACCTATGTCTCATCTAACCGATTCTTCCGCAAGGTGCAGCTGATCGTCCCCAACACGGCCACAACCTCCACCTTCGGTGTTGAGGGCAACCAGTCAACGACCCCGAACGTTGACTACCTCACGGGCTACATCGAGCTCGGCTGGGAGGGCAATGGAACTGCCGCGCCTGTCGCCCGCACAATGTAAATACCTTTTATTACAAACCTTTTTTTAGAGTTACACTTTGTCTCTCTAAAAAAAGCACATCAAGTAGAAGATAGAGATGGATTACTGGTTTATCCTCTACATATTAATCGCAGTTGGAGTGTGCCTAGGTGGCATGGTTGTTCTCATTCAAAGCCATAGAACTCTCGGTGGATTCTTGTTTCTCATTGGTTCAATCTTGATCTTTGTGTTCTACGGCTTACGTTGGTTTTCCGGTGATGCTCTGAGACCAACAAAGTTTAGTTCAACCACATGGCCTCCTGTAATTAATCTTTGCCCCGACTTCCTGTCATTGTATGATCGTGGATCAAGCAGTCGTCCCGATAAGATCTGTGTCGATTTGATTGGTGTTTCCAGTGGTAATGCTGGCATTCAGAAGTTTATCGACCCAAGCAATGCTACTAGTGACAAGTATGTATTCCGCTTGTTCCAGGATAAGAATGGCTCTGATCGGTTAAAGTCTTTATGCCAGGAATGCAAGGATAAGGGAGTTACATGGGAGGGTATCTTTGATGGTGTTTCATGCCAGGATCCTTCCTTTATCCCTAGAACTGACGGCACAAAGGATTCTACAAAGCCTGCCGACAAGTGTAAGTAAAATTGTAAATTCTTTTTTTGAAAGATGAGTATAGTTCGCAATGTCAGAGGAAAAGGTTGAAAAAGGACCTTATAAAGGTCTACAAGAGGCATCCAAGTTGGCCCTTTCGACCTTTATTGTCTATTCAGTTCACTTTGGAGCAGTGAAGGCCTATGATAAGTTCTGTGTCCCAGATGGTTTCTATGGATATTTTCAGGGTCTTGTTACTGCAGGAAGCCCTGTTTGTAAGTTTGTTCTTGATACTGTAACGTCTACACAAAATCATTATAGTGGCGTTATTCTTGTTGGTATCAGTCGTCTTCTTCTAGGGTTGATTGGTATCTAAAAAGAACGTTTGGTTAAGAAGTAAATGTGGTCACCCACGCATATAGACAAAACAATTTGTCTACATCCAGGGGCGGAAAGTAAAATCAAGGCATGGCTCGAGAAGCCATCACATGCAGCTATTCTTTTATATGGAGAGCCTGGTGTTGGAAAGACTACAATGGCTCATCGTGTCTTTAAAGAGAAGGGTCTGAAGACAATTGAATACAATGCGAGTCATACACGGAGCGGAACTTCCTTTCGAAAGCTCATTTTGCCTTTGTTGAAGGAGGGAGGTATTGTAAATATGCTTGAGACGGGTAAAAGAGGCGGTATTGGTATTATTCTTGATGAGATTGATGGTCTAAGTCAGGGCGAGAAAGGTGGTTTAAAAGAACTCCTGGATTTTTTACGTGGATGGAAACCCAATCAAGAAACCACGCCTTTGATTCTCATTAGTAATACGCTTGATTCAAGAAATCTGATCCAGATTTCTAAGTTGTGTTTAACAATACCAATCGGAGAGGCCGACAAGGGACAGGTCGAGAAATGGCTGGGTAGAACTCTCGACTCCGATGAAGCGATTAAAAAGGTTCAAGGAGATTTGCGTTTGTTACAGCGTCAAGTTGCAGGGCTAGAGGCTCCGTTTGAAATGAGTGAAGTCCCAGAAGGTATTCTTCCGATCGCATGGTGGACTCTATGGAATGAATGGGATCCCTTTGTTGATCTAGATATCGAGAGTCATGAAGCGAATCTTGCTGGACTCGTCATGATTGAGAATATGAATGATCGTATTCTTATGTCAAAGGGCAATACAGAAGAGGCGTGGCGTTCGTATCGTTCCCTCTATACGGCCTATTGTAAGAGTGACCGTGCAGACTTCTGGGCTTTTTTTCACCAGTGTTGGAATCTCTTGCCTCTTTCTCAAGATTTGAAACTCAAGATTCCGAGCCTTCGTCTAACACAGGAAGCTCCTCTACCTCCAGGCTATACACACAATTCATCAGAAGTGTTGAGATATACACCTGTCTTAACAAAGCAGTCTGCAATCTTCAATTCATGGAAATTCATGTGCGAGATTGCAGATCGTGACTCAATGCCTGTGCATATAGTGCCTCTTGTATGCCACAAAGAAGCTGAGAAACCTGAGCAAAAAACGGACAAGATTCGTCGCTTGAAGAATATTGCATTGAAGACATTGCTATCTTAGAGATCCCAGAACTGGGGTTTGTGTTTTTTAATCCAGGCACGAATCTCTTGTTCCTGGTTCTGAGTTACTGGTATCTGAATATACGTAACTGAACTACGAGTTCTGTTGGCAAAGATAATCTGTAGATTATCATTTGTCCATGACCAAGATGTCATGATGTGCTGATTAAATATGAAATCAGGAGTATTATCTTGAAAGTTCTTCCAGTTTGTGTAAGAAATATTCATATCGGTTGGCGATGGAACAAACCATGCAGTGTCCATCTCCCAGAGATGCTGTGTCATTTTGAATACCTGTAGTTGCGTGGTAAAAATATTCAAATTTATCACTAAATAATCCAGAACTCGGGCATGTGTTTTTTAATCCATGCACGGACCTGCGGCTCATCTGCTTCTGTGATTGGCATTTCAACATAAGAGATTGAAATGCCATTCCTAAAGGGTGTATTAAAGATGAATTGAAGCCTGTTGTCTTTCCAGGACCAGGATGTCAACACATAGGGCTTCCACATTTTGTGAGGACGACAATCCATAAAGTCTTTCCAGCCCCGATAAGGATACGTCATGTTGTTGAATTCATTGAACTTTGGGGCGATAAACCATGTCGTAGGAATCTCCCACAGAGGCTGTGTCATTTTGCTTGGCTGTGTAAAAGGTGACTCAAACTTCAATTTTTAGTCCAAAGGGCAAAATGTATACTGAGCCGCAGTCTCTTGTTTATTCATTTGAAAAAAAGCACTACTCGTCATCGAAGATACCTGTAAATTTGTATATTTACTACTAGGATTTGAAGATGCTACAAACGGTTCACCACTTTTTTGTCTTCTTATAACATCTTCATCTTCGGGGCCATCCACTCTAAATCTTAAATATTTAGTTGGTCCGCGTCCTATATAGATGCCAGCATACCATCCTTCAAATCCTTTAAGTGACATTTTTTTTCCATACTGATTTTTATTAATTATGCCGTTTTCAGGCCCTTTGGGTATTGCTAGATATTTCTTGTTATATTCAAACTGCTCCTGCTGATCATCATATGTAAAACAGTCTGCTCCTCCTTTCTTGGGTTGCATTGAACGACGAGTCTTACGTCTGCTGCGACGGTTTTTTCCTCGCCTTAAAGTTTGTCTACTAGACATTTATTCTATTTTAGGCATTATATTTATTGCTGTGCATGAATCATCTCGTCCGGGTGAAGAAGACGTGTGACTTCTAAAGGCTCTGTTCTACCCAAACGATACGCACGTCCCAAAATCTGCTTCTCCTCCTCGTGTGTCATCGCGTGAAGAAGAATCACATGGGTTGCTGCCGTGATGTTCAGGCCTGCCCCCGCCTGAATTGAATTCAGAAGTAAGACATTCGTATCACCCTTCTGGAATGACTTTAACGTCTGTGCAATGACATCCTTGTTACCCTTCACAAGCTTCACCGTGAGCTTCATCGCCTCAATCTCGTGGCTCAACTGAACGAACGGATTGTCATACCGACTAAAGATCAGAAACTTGCCAGTCGGATTTGCCTTCAGAAGCTGTATAAGCTGCTCAGTCTTCTTTAAAGGCTGCGGCTCATCAGACTTTACTTCCTCCACTACAAGAGGCCCTGTCGCAACATTCCTCAGACCTGATGCCTGAATCGGAGTTCTGCACAGAGGACATGTTGTAACTCTCGTCATACTCGTCAAAATACACGATCCACAGAAGATCCGATGACAGCACGGCGTCAGTGTCGGTGTCTGTGGCTCATCAAAACAAATCGGGCAAATCTCTGTCTTGTAATTCTCAATACGCTCCTTCAGACCCTTGATCTGCTCCTCGAGGCTATCCATACGCTCCTTGAGTGATTTCAGAGCCTGTTCCTTTGCTTGCGGCGTCGCATAATCCAAAGATGACTTAAAATTATATGTGAGTCTCAGACGATTCAGTTCCTTGATACGATTCTCCGTAACAGCGGTTATGAGAGACACAGGCTCCTCAGGCTTTACACCCAGACTATCGAGAGCACCCTTAATGTCACCCGCATGTAAAAGAGTTCGCACTTCCGCAGGAATTGCATGAGCAACAACCTGGTGCAGAATAGAGGTTCTGCAGAGAATATTGCGAATGGAAATGGGCGGCAGAGTAATGGACTCACGCACAAACTCATCGCGGCACCTCAACACCAGATTTCCTCGAAACGGATTATTTGTCCCAACATAATCACGAAAGAAGGTTGAGCTGACTACAAAGTAACGCATATAGACATATGCAGTATTTGACGTCGATTGATTGCGAAGCTGAAGAAGCTCCTTTTTCAAAGCCTCATCTAACAAGGGATTATTCGGTATTGCGGCCAAGTAAGCACTCGTAATATACTGTGTCATATTCGGATATAATAGATTTGACCACGAGGCAGAAATGAGCCACGTGAAGCGTGTAATTGCTCGAGCCCTTGTCGACGGAATATGAATTGTATCCGATTCATCAAAGAAAACACGTTTCCAGATAAAATGATTTGCATATGCAATATCTTGAACAGGCCCATAGAGTGTATTTGATACAAGAACAACATCAACATCCTTCATTCGCTGAGCAATGTTTTCGGCCGCAAGAACTGCCTTCGTTTGAACACCCACACATGTTAGAGAGGTCTGATCTTTAATATAGGCCTGCCATTGACGATAGAGTGTGTGAGGAACAACAATGAGACATGCCGCATCCGATAAATCATGGGCGTAATTACTTGAACGAAGACTATAAAGCTGCGACGTGCTATTGACATCAAGTTGAGGAATCAAAGCCAGTGTGGGCTTTGTCTTGAGTTGAGCGATATGACCAAGAACCATCAGTGACTTGCCGACACCGACACCGTCACCCAGAAAAGAAAAACGACTATAGATTTTAGCACCACATAGATCCATGCCTACTGAAAGCTGATTCTCACGGTTCACCATTGAATGCAGAATCGCCTTCTGGTGAGCCCTCAAAGGAACACGGATTTCAGTCGGCTGCGGGGCCTGAGTCGCATCAGAGGTCAAAGAAC